ATACCTTCAATTTCTTCAATGTATTCGTAGATTGTTTCGTCTACTGGTGCGCCGTCGTCAATTTCTTGACCACAACTAAGATAAAGAACAAGAAGACTTTCACTTTCTTCTGGAAACTCTTTAGCTACTTTTTCAACATATGTTCTAAATTCATCAAATGGTTTACCCATATTTCTGTTTGTAAGAGGTTATAATTGCTTGGCGGGTAGTGTCCACGCCGTGATTCTTAATACAATCAGCCACATCCTTATCAAGAGTTAAGTGCACACTTCTAATAGAGTATAACTGCTCATATTTAAGCATAGAGTTTATACCTGCTTGGTCATTATCAAATATAACAATAACCTGAGAAAAGCTTTGTTTTAACTTTGACATAGTTTTTTCTGGTATGAAAGAGTTTTCACTATCCGGCGCCAGGAAAGTAGCATTGTTAAAACCTAGTATTCTAAAAGCCATGAGATCTTTGAGTGAAGACAGTATAAACAAAACTTCTTTGTCATTTTGTAACTGATCTAGACCCTGAATATAAGATTTGACTTTTAAAAACTTGGCGGTGGTACTATATGGCTGGTATATCTTATACAGAGTACCATCTTCTTTAAAATAACCATAAACATAGTTCTTAGAAATTTTAGAATATCTAATTTCAGCACCTTTTGTTTTAGAATAAGTATAGCTTTCTAAAGGCTGTACATTATAGTGTTCAAGCATGGCGCTACTAATCTTATATTTCTGCCAAAATTTAGCATCTTGGTCAGTCCAGTGGCGCATTGAGTGTTCTTCAATTCTAAAAACTTCTTTCTTGATTATTCTTTGTTGACTATCTGCGCTATTATTTTTAGAATACTCTTGCATTATCTTATTGATAGCTTCTACACGAGATATGCTAAATAGTTCTGCAACTAGATCAATTTGATCACCCTGGGCCCCAGTAGAAAAATCCTTGTACTTATATCGACCTGTTGGGTTTACATATAAAAACATTGAAGGATTCTTATCATTTGGGTTAAATACGGAGTTGATCTTTACATTTTGACCTGTAAGTGGCTCACAACATAAGTAATGTTCAAACACCCAGGTAGCAGGTACATTTTCTATATCAAATACTATGTTTTTGGTTTTAATCATCGCCAAAGTTCATCAATGTTTTGCTCCCGAAGGTACTCTCTAATTTGTTCAGCAAGTTGGATTTGTTCTTCGGTTGCTTTGCCTCCATTAAAGGGATTGTTTTCATATTTGGTAATATCCCTCATCCGTTGGTCAAGGTTATGAATAACAACAAAGTAATCACCACCTTTAAGTGCAAAATTAGCCTCTTGCTCTTCTTTAGGTAATTTGAATTTAAGTTTTAGTTTGGGCATAATTCAAGTTATTACTTTACTAAATAATAGCAAAAAGCCCCTGATTGCTCAGGGGCTCTTTAACTACCTACTTACTGTTTAGAGTTCAAAATCACCTGCCGGTGTAGTGAAATCTCCTGGTTCAAATGGTATATCATCATCAGTGTTACCACCAAATGAATTTACAGCTTTAGCACCAGGTTTCTTAGTAACATGCGTATTAACATCAAATGTTAATAATCTAGATGTTTTACCTTCATCTAAATTTGCTGCTTCCATTGCGACTTCACCTTTACCAGTGCGTGGTAAGAATAACTCATATCGAGTATAACCTTCGCGGCTTTGATACTCTTTACCAGCTATACAAAAGTTAATCATTATACCACTAAAAGGTTTTTCGCTGTTAAAAGCATTAACAAATGACTCAATAGTATCGTGTTTTTCATCTTGGTTGTTAAACCATGCTACACAATCTGTTGCTTCGCAGATGTTTTTAATACCCCGCAAGATTTCAGTATCGCGGGATACTTCACGACCAGTTTTAGTTACACCGTCAACATAAGCATATTGACTAAGTTTAACTTTACCAACTTGACCTTTGTATTTGAGCCCATCTGGTTTTTCACGATCAATAGCAAAACCTTCAAAACCAGGGATTTCTTCTGTTTCTAACTCCATAACAATATGATAGGAGTTTTCTACAAAAGTAAAAGGTTCAAGTTTTACATTGTGGATCATTGCTTTTACATTTCCGGGCTCAATTGTTTTTGAGATGTAGGTACCACCACCCTCGGTGGTTACTTTCTTTGTGCTAAGTGCCATAGTGATTAAATTAGAAGTTAATGATTGATTTACGTACTAGTTCTAAGTCATTGGGTATTTCTTCCTCGTCGAACATTTCTAGAGGAGCTTTACAGGTGTTATCACCTGAGTTTTTGGTCTCGAAAACATAGCGAAGTTCACCTTCTTTGTTTTTCTTAACCTTACCATATAAGACAATTGAGAATAAACCTTCGAGTGTTAATTTCTCGTCGATCATCTTACCAATTGTTTTAGCTTTGGTTTTACGTGCACCAGTGCTGTCGTAGAAATCTTCTGAGTGAGTCAAGAAAAATACTACTAAATCACTACGCAGATCTTTTGGTGTTTTAGCAACAGCTGCTAAACCAGCACCAATCTGAGTAAATTTTTCGTAACCTTTTTCTAGTGCTCTATCAAAGAACTCAAAACTGGACATGTACTGCCAGTCATCTACAACAATAGTTTTAATTTCAGGTCTGTTAGTAGATACATACTCTAATGCTTTGACAACTCCGCCGGGTGTTGAGGTGTTACTCATATTACCTTTAGCGTTCTCTTTAGATAGAAGTGTGTACTTTTCACGCCATCCTTTAAATGGTAGGGGTTTGTTTGCAACATTGATAATAAACGTTGTTGCGGGGTCTAATGTGCGAACACTCGTGGATTTACCTGATCCAGATTCAGCAACAATTAAGCATGCTTCGGCCATCTTTCAGTTATTAGTTTGTTTAAAAATGATTTGTCACTAACAGGAGCTTGCCACAATATTGCAGCGAGATCCTTAATGGTCATTTGATCAATGGGGGCGTCATTGTCAGGATCCATAATTTCAAAAGATAAACTTTTGGTTTTAAGTTTTGGTAACTCTCTTGGCTCAGGTTTAACTTGTGAGTCTACTGTTACCAAATGTAGTTCTTCAACAGGAATTAAGTATCTAACATGCCCGCTTGATGTTGGAATAGTATCATACTCTTCAGCGAAATGCGGGTTGTATTTCCAGCGCCATAATTTACGCTCAGGATCTTCAGGTTCTAGATTAGAACTTACATATTCTGTATAGACATCTACTCCGCTGCTAAGTTCATTAGCAAAGAAGCCCATACAATAATAATCTTTGTCTTGAGGTTTCCAAGCAAGCTTGGGCACATAAACAGCATCTGGTACTCCTAATGCGTTAAATACTAACTGATGATACTCTCTTAATTCTTTAACGATTTCTGTTCTTGTTTTTGACATATTAAACGATTTTGGTTAATGTTCTCTTTTCTTGTGTTGGTGGTGTGTCTGCTTCTATTACTTGCATCTTTTCAAACTCTGCCTTGAAGAAACTCATTCTATTATCCCCGTTTCTACATTTTAAGAAGTGCATGACAAGAACTTTGTCATCTTCTATAATGTATCTGTCTGGGCCATAAAATCTGATTTTTTGTTTACCGGGTCTGTTGATACCAACAACCATGTCTGCATGTTGCAACAACGCGTCGGCGCCAAATAAATCTGATTCTAGAATGTAGTTTCCGTATTTACCATCTTCATTGCGCTCAGGCGAGTCAATGTTTCTATTTAGCTGGCTTAATACGATAAAGGCTATTGGATACTTTCTTTTTAAATAGGTTATTGTTTCGCTTAAGTTGTAAAGTGTTTCATATTTATCTTTCTCGTAACTCTCTTTTTTGACTAGTAATGAATGATCTAAGGTAATAATAGTTTTTGTAAAAACCTTGTCTTCGTCAATAATTTCTGCGTGTTCTTCCATGTAAGATTCAATGATCTTTTTGAAAGTTGATGTAGTACAAGGCTCATCTACTATATCAATTGGATACTTAACACGACTCTTTGCATAAGCATAACATCTTGTGAGATCTTCAGGAGCTAATACACCATCTGCACTACACAAGTACTTATATGATTTACCTAGATAGCTACTGTATTCACGGATAGCAGAAACGCGGGCCAGCATCTCAAATTGAAACTGTAGCACTCTAAACTTTTGCCCTTTATTAATAGCAAAAGCATTTCTAATTATCTGGTCAGCAATAAGAGTTTTACCACTACCCGGTCTACCACCTATAACAGTCATGGAGTTCCACTCAATACCATCTGTAGATGCGTCATTAAATTTCTTCCAGGGTGTCTTGATGCTCTTAATCAAGCCTTCTTGTCTACCTTTAAGATAGTTAAGAGAATCAATAAACCCTTCTTTTTGGCTTCTCCAAGCCTGTTTACCATTTACCATATCACTAAATTTAATCCTAAACTACTCTCTCACTAAAATGCTTGTTTTCATTATCATCATAGTTACCAGTAACAACCATTTCACAATAGTTAGCTAACTCAGAATCAAATGTTCTGTCTGCAACCATTTTACGTATAAAATACTGAGATGTTCGCATGTATAAGTAATTACGTTGTAAGTACTCATTAACATACAAAGTAGTCGCTGCAAGAACTGTTTCCCAAGAGTAATCAAAAGTTTTAAAGAACCATTTAAAAGCACTTTCTAGATTCTTTTCATTTACTCGGGCTTGTTTACCACTAGGTAGTTTACCGCGTGGAAATAACATGTTGTAAGCTCTAATGTTCTCTGAATAAGAATTACCTACAATTGTAGTATTAATATCTTCGACAATTTTACTATACAACACATCCATCTCTTTCAAAAGATTTTGACCTTTTTCAGTAATAACCCAACCATTCTCTAAATTATCAATTCCTACAAACGCTGTTGGAGTTACATAACCTAAAGCTTTAAGATTGCGTGTCTCAAAGTGTAAGTTGATAGATGAGCTGTTTACAGCAATGTTTTCTTTCAAGCATAATAAAGCAAATAACTCATTGGGTGTTATCTTGAGATTCAGGGTCTCCAATAACAGTGTCAACAGTTTGTTCTTTGGTTCTGAGTTCATATAAACAGGTTTTATAAATGTAAGATGTTTTGTAATCATTTATTTCTAGAAGATTGTTTAGTGTTCTTATAGAGTAGATTACATTAGCGTGGTTTTGTTTTAAATGAACAGCTATTATTCCTTTTCTGTAACCTAGATCTTTGGCTATTTTACAAAAGATTTGTCTATAAATGCTATACTTTCGGTTTAAGTCTGCTAGTATTGTAGGAAATTCTGGTGTGTCATCTTTGTTTATCACATTCATTATTACGTCCTCTATTCTTTGTAGAGAAGGTTTTGCCATGATATCTATTTCTTCCAGAGTTGTAACATGAAGTGTTACTCCGTACACCTTGGAGACTTTCTTACAAAATCTATCTATCTCTTGTTGTAAGTTAAAATGATAGTTTTCATTTATTACCACTTTATTATCGGTTTCTGTAATGATTCCAGACATTTGTTTACTTTGTTAAATACGTCCCCGGAATCCCAACGCTCTTGTTTATTATGAGCAGCAGATGCGGGGTGTGAAGTTAGTAACTTTTTATTATTGTCTGAAACAGCATCTTGCCATTCCGCAGCTTTTTTACCCATATACACATAAATCAACTGAGGATTATGCCAGTTAAGCATGTCAAACAAATAGGCTAAAAAGGGTTGCCAGATTAAATAGTGTTGTCCTATCTTGTTAATGCTGGTGGTTAATGCTATATTCAATAACAATACACCTTGATTTGACCAACGTGTTAGATCGGGTTCCATTTGCATGCGCTCCTTATAAACAGTCTCCTCAATTTCCTTAAAGATAAACTTAAGAGATGGCGGTATATTAGTTGTACCACTAGCTACAGAGAACGCTTTACCATCTGCAACATTTGCATAAGGGTAAGGATCCTGACCAATCATTACTACTTTAAGATCTTTGTATGGACAATCATAAAATGCACTAAACATTTTACTCAGTGATGGTGTAAATCGTTTGCCTTCTTTTGTATCCTGTGCTAATTTTTGTATGATTTTAGTAAAATCGTCACTATATATAAAGTGGCGAAGTACTGTTGACCAACCAGATGGTTCTAATTTTGCATATAATTTGTCTCGTATGTTATCTATATCTATATTTGTCATAAACTTTAAACATTTAAATTATGGCGGTTATAGTAAAAGAATTACAAGATGAACATATTGTGTCCATCAAAGTAAGTGGTTTCTTCTACAAAAGAGTTAAATCAATGTTGTTTAGGCAACTAAACACTGTAAGTGAAGATCTTGTAAAACAACTTTTGGATCCTACTACTACAGAGAAAAATCCTCAGTTTTATACTGAGCATCCAGAGCTATTTGATATACAAACTCTTTTGATTCTAATAAAAGAACTAGAAGATTCGTCAATAGAACAAAAACAGTATGCTGATAAAGAAGTTCTAGAGCCTGGTGATGAAGGTTATGTTGAACCTACTAGTGAAAGTTAAAACCAACCATATCACCTACTTCAAGGCATGCGTTGATAGCCATAGCTAGTTCTACTTTAGAGCACGCAGCAAAAGACTTACAAACTTTTACTTGGGAGCCGTTTATATCTTTAATAAGACATAAACCGGCTCTTTCTTTTATTTCGTATTTCATTTCTTCAAAGGTATAACCTAAGAAGTTTGCTAATTCTCTAATCATCGCGTGAACTTTAGCAAGTTGTGCCACGCTGCCATCTGATTTAACAGCTTCTACATAGATCTCAATAGTAGCTCCTTCTGGGAGATTCTTTAAGAACATGTCGTATTTTAGTTTCTCAGCTGTATCAGAATAAACAAGTTTACCGTTTTCTTTTTTGAGAACGCCGTGAAACATTAGAAGCTTTCTTTATTTAGTTTCTCGTTTTTCGTGGTAATGGTCAATGTAAAACCAAACCAGCTAATAACTACTTCTGTTTTCTTTTCTACTACTTGTCTGCAGAATGGATCTTTACATTTTTGTGTATTAATACATCCTTTTAAACAGGTTCCTTGTGGCCCATAAGGTTTACGCACAATTTGTGTGTGGGGGAGTAAATTTACATGTTGATAGCTTTCTTTCCAGCCATTAGTAAATGAGATTGTTGTCATAGTTTTTCTTCAAAGATATTGATTATTTTAAAAAATGTATCTGATCGTGTTCCAGGGGATTATTTCTGTGTGTAGAGCGCGAAATTGTTGGATATATTCTTTCTTAAGAACATGATTATATCTAATGTTTTTACCTCCATACTCAGAAATCTTTGCTTCTTGAATTTCAGGTTTCCATAGTAATTCTTCTCCGGGTAAGTTTTTTTCTAGGTTATACTTGTGTTTACCTGTATTGTGTGTAAGAAAAATTACTTCTGCTTTTACTTTGTCTTTGTTTTCTACTATACCCTGTACTTGTCTAAAGAGTTCGGCATATTCTACTAACCAGTCATCTGTTATAATTACAGGAGAGAAGTTTATGTGTACATCATACCCAGCAGATATAAATCTGTCAATAGCTTTTATTCTAAGATCTATAGGCGTAGTGTGTGGCTCTAACAAGTTAGCATATTTCTGAGGCATGAGACTAAATCTTATTCTCATTTTACCTTCTGGGTTATATTCAAGTAGTTTCTCGTTAACATACTTAGTAGCAAATGAGCCCATCGCGCGAGGGTGGTGTTTAAAGAAATCAAACACTTTTTTCCAGTCATAGTGTTTAATATGTAAAGCCATATCACTATTAGTACCTATATCATAGGTTATATATTCTGGATGAGTTTGATTAGGCTTTTCTACATCTGCAAACCAGGCATGGTGATCTACTTCTGTAAGTATTTGATTAATGTTCTCAGCAATGTTAACACCTTCTGTTTTGTGGCGCTTACAGTAACAATAGCCGCAGTTAAATCCGCATCCCATAATTATAGTTGGAGTAAGGAAATCTGTGCTGCGGCCACTGTTTCTAATAACCATAGATTTTCTATTTACTTTTTCGATCATATTCTTACTATAGTATAAGGTCTATGCCAGCATAAGTCTAACCATCTTTTAGCAGCAGCTATGCTATTAAATTCACCAGTAATAATCTCGCGCCGGATACC